ATGTGCGGTCGCATCGTCCAGAAGTCCGGCCCGCTCGATTACGTCGAGCGCATCTTTCCCAACCCTCGCCGCCTCTTCGATGACCCGGCCGGCCCCCGCTATAACATCCCCCCTGGCACGCGCCCCATGGCAATGCACCGACTCGCGGGGGATTTCGAACTGGAGCGCCTGCACTGGGGATGGCGCCCACACAATTCCAAGTACCTCATGTCAAATGCGAGGCTCGACAAGATCCTCGCCAACGCTTGGCCATGGAAGCTGCTGACGGCCCGTGGCCGTGTCCTGGTGCCGGCAGATGGCTGGTATGAGTGGAAGCCCCTCGCGGATGCGCCGAAGCCGCCGAAGCAGCCCTACTACATCCACGCCGCCGACAATGCCCCCCTGTTCTTCGCCGGCCTGAGCAACTGGCGGCCGGACGCCGAGAAGGATGAAACCCACGGCTTCGCCATCGTCACCAATGACGCAGCGGGCGGCATGATCGACGTACACGACCGCCGGCCGGTGGCGCTGCCGCCCGACTTGGCCATCCACTGGATCGATCCGGAGTTTCCCACCGCCCAGGCGCTCGCGCTGCTGGAGCACGGCCTACCGGAAACGGCCTTCACATGGCACCCGGTGCGTCAGGAAGTGGGCAACTCAAAATACCAACTTCCTGACGCCATTGAGCCGGTGCCGCCTATGCCGGCGGCTTGACCTTGTCATAGAGCAGGATCGCGGCTGCCAGGGTCGGCTCCATGCCGTGGCGCGTGCCGTTCGCCGCCCAGACCTCGTATTGCCAGCGGCTTTGCGCGAACACCCGGCAGATCGTCCACCCGCCAGGCCCTGCCCAGTAGTACTCATCCCTTTGCTGCCAGTCCGTCGCGTCGGCCATTGTTCCGTCCCCAATCGGCCCAATTTGGGGCCGAATTGCACGAATTCTAGGACTGATTACACTGTATGTCCATACAGTATTTTTCAGGCAAGCCCGTGCAATTCCAGTGCAGCGTCCTACGCACTCACCACCTTGGCGAACGCCGCCGCGACAACGATCCAGGCCAGCCCGTCGTGGGCACGGTCCACATGTACTCCATTCTGCACAAGGGGCTGAATCGCTATGTTGAGCGCATGAGCATGGACTCCCTTGCCAAGTTCGGCGCGAGGGTGCCAAGCGCGATCCCTGACCTTCTGGAACCCCAGCTTCTAACTTTCAGCTCCGACCGCGGCATGATGGTCTGCGGGTTCGAAGAAATCGCCGGCGTTCGCTATTACCAGGGGTGGTGGATGCAGTGGGTCACGGAGTAGGGCCGAGCTGCCGGAAGAGCCGCGCAACCTGCGCGAGGGCATGGGGCCGCAGTAGGAGACGGTCATGGACGGCAATGGAATCCCTGCAGCAGGTCCAAGGCACGCACGTGGCCCACGCCGCCCTCACGCTGCCCCCCGCCGTGACCACCGAGGACCGCGACTACCCGGCCGAGATCGATGCAGGCCACGCCGGCTTGGTGCGCATCACCTTCCGGCGGCAGAAGACCAGGCGAGTCAAACACAGCCATTGGTTCTTGTCATTTGCCGATACCAAGGAGAAACTCGACGCTTGTCGGCGGTACTATAACGAGATTCGCTCCCACGCCGCGCTGAGGTGGCAGCCACCTGCTAAATGAGCGCACTGGCACTTCCAACCTCAATAAGCCGGGAATCTCTACTTCTGATCCTGACTAATTCGAGACTAGGCCACCACCTATATTTAAAATAATTAATGCAAACCACCCACACAACGCCCCTCACACGATCAATCCCAAAAAATATAGCCATTGCAATTCAAAACATGAATTGGTTGGCTTTTTTGCTGCCTTGCCTCATATTTTCCATTTATGGATTTAAAAATTTAGACCTCCCAGGCTTATATATGGATTCGGTTAATCCGGATTACACGGCAGCATGGCTTCAGAGGCAATCAGTTAGCATTCCAGCCTGGATATACCCAGACAATTGGCTCGCAGGAATGTATGAATTTCCATTGTTGAACTCCCTTTACGGCGGAAATTCCACTGCATATCTTGCGACCATTTTTTTTAAACTATTTGGCTTTGGGGCTGTAGAAGTCCATCTATTCCATTCATTTCTTGGAATTTCTCTGCTGCTATCAATGACTTGGTGCTTGCTAAAATGGAAAGCATCTACATTTTCAGTAGTTTTATTTGGATGCGCCCTAGCCTCGGACCCAAGCTATATATTTTCCTGGCGAACCCAATACTATCTTCAGCTCTATCCTTTGATTTGGCTGTTCTTGGGAGTTGGTCTTATAGGAAGCACTCTCTTAAACGGCAAGAAAGATAGAAAAAAGACTATTGAATTAAAAATTATATTGGCTGGAATTTGCATAGGGTTCTCCGCGTACTCATACTTTATTTTTGCCATTTACGCAGGATCAATTGCCATTTTATTTTATTTGGCAACCCAGAAAGATGGGATCAAGCCATTCTTCCAGTTAAGTGCAGGGATGCTCATTGGCTTTAGCCCATACTTATATGCACACGCTTCAATCGTATTAAACACAGACTTCGCTTCTTATATGACGCAGCTCAAGGGGCTCCAAACCGCATACGGCGTTGTCGACACAAACCAAGGCGGATTGTTCGATAGACTTAGTACGGTTGGGGCGCGGCTTGAACAATTAGTATTTGGAAGAGGTGTCGAGACCACAATTTTTGGAACCGCTACGCCAACGATTTATTCTTCACTGGTAGCACTTGGCTTCTTATCTTTTTTCCTTGCCTTTTATCGACCTACTTTTCTTTATTTAAACAAACAATCGACAATTAATCTGGATCTGGAGCGACGCAACAATCTATCCGTATTGGGTGCTTTTGTATTGACATCCCTGTTTTTTCATATAGCGTTCGGAGTAACAATTGGGAAACCCCTAAACATACAGCACTATATTATGGTTTCACCCCTTTCCTACTTTGCCTGCGCCATATTATTTACAAGCATTTCGTATACAAATAACACCAACCCAATCAAGATTACGCTAAAGTCAATTGCCGCTATTTTTGCGATTTTTATTTTTGCCAGCAATATATTTTCGGGGCAAAAATTTTCAAATCGCCTAGCAACAGAGGGCGGAAATGGTTTATATTCTGATGCCATCAATAAGGTTGGACTTTACATCTCGACCCTGCCCCCAGACACAGTCGTGCTTTTCCCGCAATGGGGTTATTGGATGGGAGTGGTTACGATTACCGGGCCAGTGCATTCTATGTTCCATACTCCCAATTTGGGAGAAATGGAGGCGAGATTAAAGTCCGACCCAGCGCTTAAAGATAGAAATTCACTTGTTTTAGTGCTTGGGAGAGATTATTTTCGGGGCAATGACGTAGATATCGATCTTAGGGAATTCTTGCAACGAACCGACCTTACCATCGAAGATATCGCAATTATCAACGGTAGAAATAAGATTGATAAAGTTAAGCTAGTGCACCTATCAAGACGGGAACCTTAATCCACCGCTAAATTTCGATCCGCCGTAAGCGATTCTATTGCGTAAAATTAACCGCCTTTCGATATTCCGATAGGATGCCTCTTCACGGCATGGTCTCGCTTATAATGTTGTCGTGAAACGATCTGCACCAATCCAGCGGGGCCCATAAGCCCAAGCTGAGGGATGCTTGATCCGAAGTCGGTCGAGCCACCAGGCGCACCGGACAACCTACCCGGGAGTGCGCCAGCACGCTTGCGGCGGCAGAGCTTTTCCCAGATCTCGTTACTCTCCAGAATCTGCCGCCGAACCTCCGACGGTGTTCGATCGACCTCCGCCGCCGAGTCGAAATAGACCGGCCGCGCATGGTCGCAATACTCAACGCCCACCCTGGCCGGGGCTGCGCACCCAGCCAGACTTGAGCCGATCAGAAACAGCGTCATCGTCCATACGGGCAACTTCATCCTCCACATTGCGCACCTCCCGGCGGGCTTTCGCCGCCTGTTCGTTGATTCGGTCGTTACGCTCCTGGCGCTCATCCGCGCGGCCGGCGCTGCGCCCGCGCAGATAGACCAGCGCCACCGCGGCAACCGCCGCCAGGGCGGCGACCACGTAGCCCCATAGCCGTTGTACGAATGCGGGCATGGTCACTCCCCCAAGGCGGCCATGGCCTGGACATACAGGGCCGGCCAGGTCTGCGGGTGCGGCTTTCCAGGCCGCCAGGTGCGCAGGTACAGTGACCACGCCGCGTCCGCGTCGCCGATCTGCGGCAGCGCCTTGGGGTCCGTCCACAGCAGCAGCCGCGCCACGCCGGCGGCCAGCACGTCGTCATACTCCAGTGCCGGGTAAATCGCGTCCGGGTGACAAGCCACACTGCGGGCCTTGCACAAGGCCGCCAAATGGCCCTTGCTCGCCGCGTGCAGGAACACGCCCCACACGCCGCCACGGCTCGCACGGGTGCCCCTCTCGAACTGCCAGAAGCCCCGCGCAGGGCCGCCGATCTGCTGGCGGTGCGTGAATCGACTTTCCTGCAGGCCGATTGCCAGCAGCATTACGCGCGCCGCCTGCGTGTCCATGGCGGCCGGCAGCAGCGCCAGCGCAGGGCTGATGCCGGTAACGGTGATCTTCTTCAGATCCATGATTCAGCCCTCCCCGCCCGACCGCAGGCCTAGCAGCTTGGCCCGCGCCTCGGCGAGCCATTGCAAAATCCCCTTTTGTCGCATGCTCGCCATCCAGCGCATGTAGGCACCCAACACCCACCAGGCCGGCAAGCCGGCCAGCAACATGCTTGGCCCCAGCACGTAGAATTTGGCCAGCAGCGCGTCGTCGCTACCCGCTCCATGCTGCGCCAGCCACGTCATGGCCTCCATCAGACCAGGCTTCCAGGCGATGACCGCCCCCGCGAGCGCCGGCCCGAACATGAACGAGCAGGCGACCGTGCAGATGGTCCGCACGGTGAATTCACGGGCAGTGCGGGGCGGCATAATCAGCAGCCCGAGCATTGCGGCCACGGCGGCGGGAATGCCGTAGGCCATTGCGACCTTCAAGGCCGCCAGGCCACCCAAACCGGTGGAACTCGGTTCCATTCGAATACTCCCTTGATGGGTCCGCATTGCTGCCTCCCGTTGTGTGGACGAAAAAAAGCCCGCCGAAGCGGGCCAGATACCTATGCGGGGTCAGCTAGAGCCAACCCGTTACGTCGATAACAGAAACGGGGCAAGCCCCCCCATAGCTCAAGAACGTATTGCTGTAGATGGGCGCCCATCCTAGATAGCGAGTCCCGTACTCCGGAAAATTCGCGTATAGCCCATTGGCCGTGGCCGTAATCCGCTCATCGCATGTCAGTGTCTCCCAGCCGCCACCCATCACTGGCAGGCAGTTGTAGCCCTGGCGCGTGTATGAAAGGTTGTAGGCATACTTCGCTGACGGCAGGCCCGAATAGGTCCAGCCGTCCTGATATGCCGTCCGGTAGGCGTCGAAGTAGGTCGGAATGTCAAAGGTCTGGACCACATTCATCGGGCGAGCCGTGCTCATGAAAATGTGCCGCCCGTTCTGGTCCCATATGTCGATCGGGCCGCCCGTCACCCAAGGCCGATCGAACACGTAGTATTCGCATTGGCCGCGGAACCGGAAGAGATATGTGCCCCCGCCCATATCCATAGAATCGACGCCCCCGAATCCCGAGACGGGCCGGAAGAATAGAACCGGATCGAGACAACTCAGCGTAATGTTGTTGTAGCGATCCGGCCCCGTCACTCCCGAGTACCGCAAGAACATATTCACGTTCCGGCTGTCCACAATCAGGTCGCCGGCCTCGTTGTAGAGAACGACTGCTGCATCTGCCATCACTTGACCCCGTAAATGACTTTGACGCCAACGCGCGGGCTGGGATGCCCGGGGATGAAGCGCCAGGAAATTAAGCCACCGGCACGCGCGATCATCGCGTTGTTTCTGGCAAAGCCATAGTCGCCTATGGCCTGCACGGCGATCCAACCATCAGGACCGTTGATAGCGTCAATGTACGTACTGCCATCGCTGGTCCCCGTGGAGAATGAGCCCAATTGGCGGGCGACCCTGGTGTTGAAATTGAACAGCTCCCGGCCGTACATGTCCCAAATTTGAAGCGGCACCGCCATATCACCCCCCACCAAATCGGGCGCCCAGAACCCCGTTGGGGTAGTAGTAGCGCATGCCGTTGTTGTTAATCTCGGTACGCGATCCGTCCGACACCGTGCCGTTGAACGACATGACACCAGAACGCATGTTGAGGGAGAAAACCGGCAGCCCTTGCGGATTAACCGCATCAGACCGAAGCACGTCCGCGATCTGCGCAGAGCCAATGGAAGCTTGCCCAATGAATGCTTGGTTCATGAAGACCTGCCCGCCCTGCACCACAAACGGAGTTTTGAGCGACCCCGAGGACTCATCCAGCACTGCGACCCGCTGCGCCGATAGCAATACCTGAGAAGTGACAACCCCTTTGTCATTCTCCACACCCACACCAATACCGGCCATGTAGGGTTTACCGTCAACGGTCATCTGGGTCTTGACGGTCCACATGGCAGCTAGCGCCGAGGTCAATGCCGCCACTTCCACCGCAGCCTCGCCAGCGCTATCGATCTTCTCGCGCAAGGCCTGGTAAAGATGTGTTTCCTTGATCTGGCCGGCGATGTAGTCAAGAATCAGGTCTGCGTCTGCACTGGCCTTTCCATGAACGCCGGCTCCAGATGGATACATCTCGCCGGCGACCCCGTTCTTGTCAACCAGCCGCGCCCAAAACCAGAACTCCACGCCAGCAGCCAACCCCATCAACGTATGAGTATTCTGCGGGTACGCAAAATCACCTAGCCGCGTCGCATCATCGAAACTCGGCGTTCTGCTATAGAAAAGCTCGGTGCGGCCGATAATTGAAGGCCCCGCAGGCAACCCCCAATCCAGGCGTACCCCGAACGCCAAGCTAGTCGTCGCCAAGGAGGTCACTCTAGGTGGTGGTCCTAGGATGCCGTCAAGCTGCGTCAGCGTGGAAGTGGCCCAAATCGAAGCCACGTCCAGCGCATTCAGCGCCCGCACGCGGAACGTGTAGCCGCCGGCGTAGATGTTCGGCACCTCCACCCGCGTGTAGCCTGTGCGCGGCAGGTTGATCCAGTCCGAGTTGTCCCGGCGCCACTGCACCTCATAGGCCACAGCACTATCGGCCGCCTTCCATTCGAAAACAGCGGTGTGATTCGCAATGCCCTGGCTGACGATGTAATAGGCGCTGATCTTCGGTTCCGTGGGCGGCGACTGCACGCCAGGCGGCACCACCGAAATCGGCGGGCGGTCCAGGCGCGTCCCAAAGTCCACGTTGTTGAACTTACCCGGCTCGTGCTGGACCGCTGAGATATCAGCCAGCACCCCGTCCTTGCGCTTGATGCTCAAGACGCGGAACGTCTGCGCCGACAGCGCCTCGGATTCCAGCGTCCATACGCATTCCGGCTCCGGCACCTCGGAAAACGGCGTCTGGACATCGATATGCATGGCAGTGCCAGGCAGGCCGATCAAGTCCCAGGTGAGCGCCGTGGAGTCGTAGCTGTAGACCCCGCTATCCAGCGTCAGCGGCTCCCCCATGGCCGACGTGACAACACGGGTTTCCGACTTGCCGCTCGGCAGGTTCACCGTCAGGCGGTCCCCGGGGCGGATGCCCAGTTCAGCGTCCACCACGATCCGGCTGGCCGTGGCCTCGCGGATACGTCCGCCGACACGCCGGCCGGCCAGGTGCTGGTCAGCGACCCGGATGATGCTGCCAGGGCGGACCTGGCAATGCTCCAGCCCCACCGAGAACGTCACGCCCCGCGTCTCCAGGTTCGACGTGAGCAAAAGCCACTTTCCAACCCGATTGGCCTGTCCGCGCGACGTGCAGCCAAATGCGGTTACCTCCAGCTGCTTGATACCGTAGCGCGCAATACCCTCGCGATTCTCGACGTACTCAACCTTCTGGCGCCCCATGTCCGTCAAATCGCACCAGGACACCAGCGCGACCGTGTATCGGGTGTTCAACGCCGACCCGGTGTAAGAGAACCGGCCATCAAGTACGTTGGCCGACGAGTACGTGTAAACCGGGTCTCCCGGCATATCCGCCACGGCGATCACCGAGGAATTCGCCCAGTACGCCATGCCGCGAAACACCGATGCCAGATCCTGGACCACGCGGTAGGCGTCGGCCGTCGTCTGCAAATAGACGTTGCAGGTGAAGCGCGGCTCCTTTCCGCCGAACCCATCGTCCACCAGCTCGTCGCAGTACCGGCCAATCTGGTACAGCCCCCACTTGTCCAGCCAGCCGGCCGGAACGCGCTCGCCCAGACCGTAGCGGTCATTGCCCACCAGGTCGAAGAACACCCAGGCGGGGTTATCCGTCCACGCCGCCTTGAACGTGCCGTCCCAGGTTCCAGTATAGGCGCGCGTCTCCGGGTCGTAATTGCTCGGCACCCGGATGATGCGCCCCTTCATGTCGTAGGCGCGCGTGGGCACGCTTTGGAATTGCGAGGCGTCGATCTTGATGCCGACCACGGCCGACATGGGATAGCGCAGCTTCGCGTCGATGACCTCGGTCACAGCGTCCACGAACGTGCGATCTGCGATCGTGTTGCTGTTGGCGTTGGCAGTCAGACGCCGAACGCGGACGCTCCAGCCCTGCTGCGCGCCGGCCAGCAGGTCGATGCGATGCGAGCGCGCGTAGCGCTGCGTGGTCTTGCCGTCAAAGGCGCTGGTCAGCACCTGCTGGTAGGCGGCACCATCACGGCTCACGTCGATTGCGTACTCGACCCGGTAGCCGTTGATGTCGCCGTTCGACGTGTCGGCGCGGCTCAAGCCCTCGACGGCCAGGGTCACCCGCACAGCGGACAACTGGCGATTGGTGAAAAGACGGACCCAGGGTTGCGTGGCCTTCAGTTCCGTGCTGACGCCAATGGTGTTTTCGGACGCCGGGAACCCAGGCAACGGGTCTTGCCATTGCGTGCCAGTCCGGAAGTCGATCGACACGTTGGAAAAGTTCAGCGAGCCGTCGGCGTTCGCAACGGGCGTGCCATTCAGGTAAACGTCGCGCAACGCGCCACCGAGGCCATGCACAGGGCCATAGATCTCGCCTTCGCTCAACAAATCGATGACGCGGGCATAGGCGATGCTATGCAGGCTGTCGGGGGCCTCGCTCGGGCCGCTCCCTCCGCCTCCACCCTTACCGCCTTTGTGGCCGATGACGTGCAGCGCAACGCTCGGGCGACGGCCATAAAAAAAGGCACCCGAAGGTGCCTTTCTGCGCTTCCTGAGTTTCATGCTTGATCTTCCGAAAAAATCCCTGCGGATATCGTTGCGCTGCCGATGATCATGCGGCCATACAGCACCGGAACCGGATTGCCCTGCGCTGACGTATTGATTGGGCCGTTGAAGTTGTAGGACGCGCCATTTTCGGGACGATCTTTGGCGCTCAATGCGCGCTGCTGCGGCGAGAGCATCTGCACAACCCCGCCCAGCATCATGGCGCCGCCCATTTGCATGAGGGGAATGCCAATACCACTGCCCACACCGGTGTACGTCAGTACACCACCCACCACCACCAAGGCAGCGCCCAGAATCGTCTGGAACAAGCCAGCCCGCTTCGCACCTGTCAGCATCGGCGCAATACGGATATCGTTGTCACCAACAGGGTGCAAGATCTGGTCTTCTGTCAAGTTCCGCTTCCCGACGAAGCAGGCATAGGCCACGCCCCTACCCGCGCTTGCCGCCATCTCCGCCTCAAAGCCCGGCACAAGCACGCAGAGGGCGCGGACGGCTTCTGCGGTGCTGCTGACTGCCAGCCTATGCACCCGGCCGAATTGCGCGCCCAGGCGCCCGTACAGTCGTACCGTGCGTAGTGTTTCGTTCATGCGTCACCTTGATATCGCAGCACCAGGCGTGTCGCCTCGCGCCAATAGCCGCCATACACCACCCGCTCGGACTGGCGCCCATAGAGGTGGTGCAGCATCGCGTCTGGCACCGAGAACAGGCCCGGCGCTTCCTTCAACCCCTCGGCGCCCAGGAATACGCCAGCGTGGTTGGCGCGGTTGGATCGGACATGCATCAGGATCACGTCGCCGGGCGCCATGTCTTCGCCGGCCTGCAGCGGCCGGAATCCCGCCTCGGCGTAGTGGTCCATGTACAGGTCGCCTTCGCGGCCCGGCTCCCACCAGCCATCATCGCGCTGGAAGTCCAGCAGCTCGATACCGCGCTCGCGCTTGTACCAATCCCGCACCAGGCTGTAGCAGTCCAGCACGCCATGCGCGAACTGGCGGCCCAGCAATGGGGCCTGGAAGCCCACCGGGGTAAAGCCCCGGACCTCGCCCGCCACCACGGCGCCGTCGTCGCCCTTGGCCACGGCCACGATGAACCAGGGCACGCCCGTTACCTCGCAGGCCACTCGGTCCGCCTCGCTCGGTGCCGGCGTGTCGTCGGGATGCGAATGCACGATTGCCACGATCCGCCCGGTGTCTTCGGCCGCGGCGTAGTCGTCGGCGGCCAGCACGAAATGGTCGGCGCTGGCCGCCGTATTCCGGCACGGCACATACACCTCCCTGCGCGCCACCATCACCACCAGCCCGCAGCACTCGCGCGGGTACTCGGCCACCGCGTGGGCGCGGATGGCCTCCATCGTCTTCTTGCGCATGTCTATCCCCTGATCAGGTCGGCCGAGGGGAACCCACCGAAGTTGATGACCTCGTACTCGCCGAATCGCTTCTTGCAGTCGGACATGAGGCCCGAGCAGCGATCACGCGCCGGGTCCGTGACCGGGTTTCCGGCCAGGTCGAACATGCGGCTACCGGTGTAGCCGCAGTACGGTCCCCGGTAGCCGCCCTTGCGTAGCCAGCCGCACACGCCGGCGATGATCGGCCGGCTGGGCAGCTGCTGACCGTCGAAGTCCAGCGCGCTCGACAGCTGGAATTCCACCACCTCGGCGGTTTCTGCCGTCTTCTGCTGCACAATCCAGACCTCGGCCGGCAACTCTTCCGCCGGGTTCGCCGTGGGATTGCCGTCCAGGAAGTTCCGGGCATCGAGATAGCTCCCCAGCGTGCGCCGCACCCGGACCCAGGCGCCGACCATGTCATCCAGTGCGATACACAGCGAAGAAATCACGCCAGCGACAGGCTTGCCTTCGGCGTCTGCACCGATGTTTCCAACCGACAGCGTAGGCGTGGGCTGCTGACCGTCGCCCACCTGTTCGAAGCCTTCCGCCGTGATGGCCCAGGGGTCGTATTGGTTACCCTGCCACCAGATAGGCCCCACCTGCGTGTAGCCGTGGAAGCGCTGAAGTGTCCCGCCGATAGGTGTGGCGTCCAGCTCGTAGAGTTCGACCAGGTCGCCGACTTCCAGTTTTTGCACATCTGCATAAATCCGCATGCTGCCCCCCTATGCCTTCAACGTGGCCGCCAGGCGGAACAGGTCCAGGCGCTGTTCCTGCGTCAGCCCCAGTACGTCAGCGACCGCGTGAAGCATCACGCTGCCCCATTCGAACGCCTGCACCTCGTCCCAGGCGCGCCGGTAGTACGCCGGTGTGGTCGGGGAGTTCAGTAGCTCCTCGAACGCGTCAAACAGCGTCCAGTCCGGCCGCCCTTCCTTCGGGAAAGGCGTCAGGCGCATGGCCTCGCGGCCCTGGTAGCGGGACACAGCCCCGGGAACGGCGGCTGGCGCTGGCGCCGTCGGGTCGTGCGCAGCAACGACAGCCTCGACCGCGGCGCGGTCCTCGGGCGACAAGGCCGAATTCAACGTCACGGATCCGTCCAGGTTGACGACATCCCCGAAACTGACGCCGTTCGGCGTCCATGCGATTGGCACGCCCCAAAGACCAGCGGCAGTGAGTTCGGATGGGAAGGAGGGTCCGATGTTCTTCATCGCTTGTTGCTCACGAAATAGCCGCAGGTTAGATAGGCAGTCCCGCTCCCCCCGGAACTCAACCGAGGATCGATATAGTGGAAGCCCTCAGCCAAGCCGCCCTTGACGGCATACATACCGGCGGGGATCGCTCCATTGGCGACTGGGATCGTGCCGTATGACGCGTTCTCGGCCACACCGTCCAGGAATATCGTCAGAGTCGGAGCGATCCCGGCTGTATCGCTGCTGATCACGCCAGCTGTGCCGAATTCAACGGCCTCGCCGGCCCACACCCATGTATTGACAGCGGGTGCAACCGACACCGGGGAGGCCGAGGCCGTCCCCGCAAGATAGGCGGACCCTCGCCCGATATTGCTGTAGCGGTTGAACCAAGAAGCCACGCCGGGAACGACGCCATCAAACTGAAATTGCCCCGACGCATTCTTAAACGCCATGCCGACCAGGGTCCGCGTGGGATCGCCCGATTTGATCTCCACCCCGTCGGAATGGCGCGCGTGGCCGGTGGTAACGCCCTCCAACGAGATCCCGCCGCTTCCATCATCCTTCGCATAGACATAGTTCGCACTACCATTGGCTCCGACGGCAGCACCGATCGGCAAGGAGATGCCCCCGGCTGGGATTCGGTACTGCCTGCCGTTGATGATGAGGCCGTTGCCGTTGTAGGGCATCAGCCGGCATTCGCTGGCGCTGACATAGACGAACCGACATTGGCCATGGGCCGGTGCCGGCAACTGGCCGGCCGGCACCTTCCCACCAGAGTCCAACGTTGCCACGCCCCCGGGCTGGCCCTTCTGCGAGAGCGGGATTGAATCCTCGGCCGCCGGCAGGTTGACCGCTGGCACCTTGCCGCTGGCGTCGAGTGGTGCGACCCCGCCAGCAGTTCCCGCCGGAAGGTTTGCCATCGGCACCTTGGCGCCAGCGTCCAGGGGCGCGAAGCCGCCCGCGGCGCCTTTTTCTTCCGCGAGAGCATAATCCTCCAGATGCGCGGCCGGCACTTTGCCGGAGGCATCCAAAGGCGCCACGCCCCCGGCCATGCCCTTCTGGGCGGCGGGGATCGCGGCGTCGGCCGTGGCCTTGGCCTCGGCGGCAGTCTGCGCCGCGTTCGCCGCGGTCAGTTCCACCGCGTCGACGCCAGCTTGCACCTTGGTGAAGTTGGCGTTGACCTTGGCCATGCCATTGCGCAGCGGGTCGCCCGTGCCATCGTTCGGCTGCTGGCCAATGGGGATTTGTTCAAGTTGTTCCATCGTTTCTAGGGTCTGAAGACCTGTTCGAATGTTGCGGAAAGCGTGTAGACCGCGCCACCGACCGGCGTCAGGCTGAACGAGGAAACCTCGTAGTAGCCCTCTTCGCCGGCCGGCGGCGTCCACAAGAAGGAACGGACGCCCGAATGCCTATCCAGGAAGTCCATGGCGGCCATGATTTCCGCGCGGTCCCCCTGGATCTGAACGGGCCAGGACTGAACCCGGTTGTTGATCCCATCGCCCACCACTTGGCGATACCCATCGCCAAACCGCGCGACGATGCGCCGATAGGTAACCGTTCCTGCCGGCTGGCCCGTTGCACGCCAGGTAAACCGCTCAGCCATATGTGGCCCTCCCGTTCATTGCCTTCCAGGCCGTCCCATTCGCCTTGTAGGAGCGATCAACGACACGCTGGGCTACTGCCTCCATCTGAGACAGCATTTCGCGCCCCATGGCCTCGTCCTGGCCTTGCTGAGACGTCTGCCGGCCCGAATCGTTGAAGATCACCTGATTCGTGATGTTGTAAGTGGCCCCGCCGGCGTCACCGCCCCCCGGCACGCTGTTGCGCAGCGGGGTGACGAAACCGCCATCGCCGCCGCTCATGAGGTAGGTATTACCGCCCTCCGAATAAAGCTCCGGCCCTCGCTCGTTCACCCGATAAAGCGAGTTCGGCGCCGTAGGGCCACCAGACGCGCGGGCGCCTGCCACCGCGCCCCAGTTGCCGGTCATGCCGTCGACATTTCCAGTCATCGATCCGCCGGCCGTGGCGCCAGCGCCCGCGGTGATACCGCTGGCCAGTGAGCCGACGATGCTGCCGACCATGCCGACAATGGCTTGACGCGCCGCGATGCGTGCCAGGTCAGAAAGGACGCTCTTGGCGAAGTCAGCGAAACTCAGTTTCCCCGTAGTAGCGAATTTGACTACCGCGTCTTCCATGCCTTGGAAGGCATTAGAAAACAGCGCCTTGGACTGCCCGGCCACGTTGGACGCCGAATCCAGGTAGTTATCCAGCGCGGACGTGGCGCCCTTCGTCCAATCACCCTGAGCCTCGCGCACCTGGTCGAAATACCCCTGCTGCATCTCCAGGCGCTTCGTCAGGTGCTCTTGCAGCAGCAGGGTTTCGGCTTGGTAGCCCTCCGCCGTCACCTTGCCCAGCGTGCGGTCCCTGGTCAGCCGTTCAACCTGGTTCTGGTAGTCGCGCAAGATGCCCTGGCGGGCGCGCAATTCCTCCTGCGCGCGGTCGCCCATCCCAATACCCGCGACCTGGTCGGCAAACTGCTGTTGCTCCAAACGGCGAGACGACTCCAGGCTGGAGCGAAGGGCTTCCAGTTTGGCCGCTTCCTGCTTGGTGCGCAGTTCCTGCTCAGCTGCGACGTTCAGATCCAGCTGAGCCCGCAGCTTGTCTTGCTGTGCGAGCAGGCTCTTCTGGTCCGCCGTGAGTACCTTCTTTTCCTTCAGGTCGGCGATCTGCTGTTCGAACTCGGCGCGCTTCTGCCCCCAACCCGCCAACTTGCCTTCGCTGGTGATCTGGGCCTTTAGCGATGCTTCGCCTTCGCGGAACTGCTGCAACAGTTTCACCGCGGCGCTATCGGTATAGGCCTTGGCCGCAGGGTCTTTGTATTTGTCGTTGATCTGGTCGATCAGCTTCTTCTGGGCTTCGAGCGTGGCGCCAGTCAGCGCCGCGTCCTTCTTGACCTGGGCAATCTCGCGCTCGCGCTTCTGCTGGTTGGTCTCCGTCTCCTTGGCCAGAGCCGCCAGCCGGCCGGCCGCCGCCACCTTCTCGGCCTCCTGCCGCTTCAGCATGCCCTGAATTGCGGCTTCGTCCGCCTGCTGCTGGAGCATGGCGGCTTCCGCATTCAGCTTATCGGCGTCCTTCTCCAAGGGCCGCGCGCGGCGGCGGGCACCACGACCGCCATCGCCGAAAAATGCCTGAGATTCATCGGTTGGCGGCGTGGCATTGGTTCGCAGCTTCGTCAACTCGGCGTTGACTTCCCGCAGGCGGCCGACTAGGTCATCGAAGCTGGGGGCACGCCCCAGGCTTTTCATCGCCTCCCATGCGCCGAGCGCGCCTTGCTTAGTGGAGTCCCAGGCGCGCTCAAGATAGCCCAGGTTCTGCCGCACGTCGTCGGCCTGCTGCTTCACCGCATCGGCATACGTGCGCTGGGCGAGCGCAGCGGCCTCCTGCGTCCGTCCCTGGCGCTCCAGCGCCGCAATCTGGTCGTAGACCGCGAGCGTCAGAAAGTTCTGCTTCTCGTTGAGCGCTGCGATGGCCTCGGCCGGCTTTGTGCGCAGCGATTCGAATTCCTGAATCGTGTCACCGATGGCCTTTCCCGTCGCGCGGTTCATGGCGACAGCAGCGACACCGACGGCCTGGATGTTCTGCGTCGTGATCTTGCCGGACGCTGCGATCAGGTTGAGCGCATCAACCGCCTTCCCGCGCGCCCCCGCAACAGCACCGATCCGGGACGCAAGATCGGACATGCCGGTGGCCGTCTGGCCAATCGCGTTCCCGCTGAGAATCAGCGTTTTGGTGAATTCCTGTTGTTCTCCCTTTCCCGCGGACAAACCCGCGACCCACAGCGCCATCGCGCCGGCGGCCAGCGTGTAGGGGTTCACCAACCCCAGAATGGCGCCGCCCAGGGCTTTGGCGGCCGGCACGATACCGCCAAACATGTCCTTCAGCTGCCCGCCTTGCTGAAGCAGGACCGTCAGCGGCTGCTGGCCGCCCTGGAGCGACACGACAATGTCGGTCAGCTGCGCCGGCACACCACGAAGGGCGGCGGCCTGCTGTGCGGCGCTGATCCCGTACTGGTTCAACTGCTTACCGGCGCCGGCCGCCGCCGCGCCAGTGGCCGATAGCTTGGTCTTCAACTCGTCCAGAATGGACGTGGGTACGTCACGCAGTGCAGCGTTGTACAGAATCTGCTGCTTGCGCGTGAAGTCGATGGTATTGGCCTGATTGATCAGGGCATCGACCCGGCGGCGCTCGGCTGCCGTCAGCTTGGCATAGTCCGCCTGGGCTGACTGCGACATGTCGCTGGTGCGACGCTTCGCCGTCGCAATGGCGGTATCGAACTGCGAGGTGTCGACAACAATGTCTAGCCGCGCAGTTCCTATGCTTTCCTGTGCCATAGTTCAGCTCTTGTGTAGATACTCCAGGGCGGCCCGCTCGATCATCCGAAGCATTTCCATGACCTGGCGCTGCCGCTTGCGCGGCACCCCGTGCAATTGCAGATCCGCATACATGGCCAGGTAATCCAGGCCAACGGGACCGCCAGTCCCGACCCGCCATTGCGTTTGGTTGCGCACAAATAGCGCGAAGGCATCCGCCAATTCCGGCGGAACCTCCACCGGCGGCCGCTTGAACAGCGAAGGCCGCGAGCGGATTCCCGCCAGCGCAAGCGCCTGCGCAGATGGCGGCGTCCAATAGAACGCCGCCACCGCCGCCCTTACCCGTTTCCCAGTTCGACCTGGAGCGCACGGTTGTAGGCCTGGACGATGGCCAGATCCGCGCCGGGCTGGTGCTGCCGCAAGGCGACGAGGCCGGCTTCATCCAGCGGCATATCCGCGTTCCAGCGCTCGATCAGTTCCAGCAGCAGCGCATCGGTGCTGAGCTTGCCCTTTTCCACCTTCGCCATGAGGGCGCGGTACTCGTCCCCGGTCTTGTGGCGGAATGCCAGTTCCAGCGTCTGCGTCCGGCCCTGCCCGGTGATCGTCACCTTGGCCTCGATGACAGGGTTCCCTTTGATGATGAACGTCATGCTTAGGCCTCGTCGTAGGTCACGGTGTCCGCCACCAGCGACAGCGTGAAGGTGTTCTGCAGGTTGACGTTCTGGCCGCCCGTCGCTTCCTTGCGGAACGAGGGATAGCCGTAGTAGTACGTGACGCTGCCGTCCGGGTAAGTGGTTTCCAGCACCACCGGCTGGCGCAGGCGGTCGGCCGTGATCAGCGCCTTGTACCAGGGCTTCTTGCGGTCGTAGTCGACCGTGTACGTCAGCACCGTCGGCGTCTTGACCGTGGGCTTCTGCTGTTGCTTGCCGGTCGGGTCCTCGGTGTACTGGTACGTGTGGTATTGCTGCTCGCCGCCGGTGATTTGCACGTCGGTGATCTGGTCCAGGCTGACCCAGTCGTTGACCTTGCGGAACGTGCCCGCGCCCTGGCCTGCGGGATACAAACGCAGGTCTTCGGTGTCCGCGCCGTCGATCTTGAAGCCATCAGCCGTCACATCCGAAGCGCGAAAAACGGAATTGTCCAGAGCCGGCCAGCCCGAGGCGAGCACCAGCACATCTCCCGCCGTGGGCGGAGTGGCGGTCGTCGCGGTCGGGTCGATCCCATTCGTTACCGCGCTGATCACCACCGCCTGCGCGAGCGTCTTCGAAACGCGGAATTGCGACCCATTGATGAAAATGGAAGACATATCGAATCCTCAAAAAAAATGCCCGGCGAGTGCCGGGCGAGAACTTGTTGCGGGGGAAAATCTAGCGGAGATACCAAATGCCGAAGTCCTGGCGGGTTCCGCGCTTCTTGATGGCCTCTTCGTAAAGGTCGATCGGCGCGCCGTAGGGCTCCACCGCGGGAAAGTCGCTTTCGCAAAGCGCCGTTGCGACCTGGTCAGCAATCGCCTCAGCCTGCAAGCGCGTTTCGGCCCACACATGGACCTGTATGCGTCGGTGTCTCTTCTCACGCCGCTTTCCCTCGACGTACCATTGCTCTTCGCCGCCCGCGCCCTGGTAGACGATGAGGGGAAAAACAGGCTTGTCCGGAGTGACGTCCGGGTACGCTCGCCCCGACACCAGCGGCGCCAGCAATTCTTTCAGTCGTGATTCAAGCGGCATCCCCCACCTCCTGCGCCGCCAGGAGTTCGGGCAACCTCTCCTGGCCCCGCTTGATCATGGCCAACTGGGCCCGACCGTTGGCCGCATCAAAGGCCGGTCGGAGGAACGGATATGCCGGCACCCACTTGGGAGAGGCCAGCTTTCGGCGCTTGTCGGTGACATACGTGCCATCCGGCTTGCGGACCACGGCGTATATCTGCCAGTGGCCGAACTCGATCAGATGACCGTGGGGCGCCTTCCGCTTGTTCCAGGTCACCGCGTACTGCACTTCCTTGTCGGTAGATCGGTTCTCCCGGAAGGCGAGATAGAGGGCGTCGGCCAGAACGCCGTTGTGTGTGTTCACCCGCGCCTTAGCCTCGTCCCTTAGTACTTCGCCGCCGGCAACGGCCATCGAGCGCGCCAAGCTGACGCGGGCTGGCCCTAAGAGCCGATCCAGACCAGCCGACCACGCGGAGGTGTCAAAAGTTGCCTGAATTCCGTTAACCATCGCCGCCCCCTTGCTCGCAAACCAAGTCCGTCCACTGTCGACCCGCGTAATCCATGAGGACGTTCTTTATGTCGAAGGGGTCGCCGACCGGTAGGCCGTCGAACAATTCGACCACCCGCATGCCCTGGTCGATACCTCGTCGGAATCGAATTCGGAAGCTATACACGCCGATCGATGCCCCCAAATTGCCCTGGTTTCGTGTGATAGAGCCCATCCCCGTCTGGCCGCGAGGATCTGCGCGTACAGTTGCGACTTCTTCCCACGCGCCGTTCGGCTGCCCTGCGGCATCGCTACCGTTCCCCCGCTGTTCTATCCGGATCCACAAGCGCAACCGCCCCGCCCTCATGGCATCATCTCCCGGCGATCAGGGCGCAGGAGTTCTTCGATACCTTGCGGCAATCTCACCGCCGTCGCCCCGACCACGACTTCCTCGCGGTTGGCGTAGAGGTTGCCCAGGGTCAATCGAACAGCAGCCTCGATCCTCGGCGTTGCGACCATACCGACGAGAACCCGCTGAAAGCCGGCCTTCGCCTCCTTCAGGCGTTCGGTGGCAAGGTTGACCGCCATCTGTTGCGCCGCCGAATTGGTGAGTGCGGCCGCGCTTGTGATAGCCGCGTCATAGGCTTCTTGAGCGTCCCCCGCGGCCTGCGGCAAAGCGTCTTGCGCCGCCAGAAGCTCGTCTTTCGACGTGAAGAAGGCACGATTCAGATGGCCCGCAACGGCGCTTTCCGCACTCGCAAGCAGCTTCGCCAGCAGCGGGGCATCCACCGGGTCGGCGTTGCATTGCACGATGCACTCTTCAGGGGTCAGCAACGGCATGGTCAGTCCTTCTTGCCTTCGGCCAAGGCCTGGCGCAGCTTGTCCATGCCCCAGCGCTTGTCGTACTTGATCTGCGCTTCATCGAGTTGAGCCCGCAGCGCCATCAATTCGGGTGCGTCTTCATTGGATTCTTCGACGGCGCCCAGGTCGCGGGCGGCCGGCAGCAGCCAGCTAGGGCAGTCTTCGCCAGCCGCATATTCGACCGGGTAGATTTCGCCTTCCGGCACGCCGCGAATGGTCTTGGTCAGTTTCATCGATCTTCTCCGGTGTGGCACAGGGGCGCCGAAATTGCGCCCCTGTGCCTGATGGTTACGCGCCGATCTTCATCGCGCGCATGGGTTCGGGGTTGTGGACACCGCCGCCCACGCGCTTGGTCGTGTAGAACAGCACGAAGGGCTTGTTGGTGTAGGGGTCACGCAGCACCTTCACGCCGACGCGGTCGTAAATGGTGTAAGTGCGCTTGAAGTCCCCGAACAGCAACGGCGTGGCGCCGGCCACCGCGTCGGGCATGTCCGGCACTTCGGTGGCCGGGAAGCCCGCCAGGGTCGCCGGCTGGCCAGCCACCATAGACGGTTGCCACAGGTAGTTGCCTTGCCCGTCCTTGAGCTTGCGGACCAGCCCCTGGGTCTTGCGGTTCATCGAGAAACGCGCGTTGCCCGTAAAGGCCGACGGCAGGTCGTAGACGATATCGATGATGGCGTCGGATGTGATCGCGGCCGCTGCACCGCTGTTCACGGACTTGATTGCGCCGAACGGGTGCTTGGCGGCGTTGGCGCCGCCCTCGACATAGGTCAAGATGCCAAAGGGCTTGTTCGTGCCATTGCCCGACACATACGCCAGTCCTTCCTGCTTGGAGAATTCCGCTTCCACCTCCCCGGCCAACCAGCTTTCGAGGTTGATGGCTGCATCGTCCAGCAGCTGTTGCGTGGCGGCCGGATTGGCGTAAATCTCGCCCCATCCGAAACCCAGCGACGCGAAGCCCGAAGTGTTCGACTGCGGACGCGGGTCCGTTTCTCCGACCCAGCCCGAGGCCGTTCCGCCCAGGTTGTACAGCTTGGTCAGGCCGGCGCCCGAAACTTGCTGCACGTTCGCCAGCTGACGCATGGGGGACACCAGCACCAGTTTGTCGGTGATGGTACGGTCCCATTCCACCGGCGCGAGGTAGCCGCCCTCGTCGGCCGCGCCCTTGTTCAAGGCGGCCTGCACGTCGCCCTTCTTGAAGTGGGCATTGAACGCCTCGCTGTACTCGGCATCCTTCAGGGCTTGGCCCCCGCCCCCGCCCATCTGGGCCGATGCGATCTTCAGATTGGCCTCGTCGATGGCCGACTGGAGCCGCGAAATGTCGGCGTTGATCTTCTCGACCTTGAAGGCCTGCAGGGCGTCGTGCGTGCCCTTCTTGACCTCGTCCAATTGCTTGGTGTGTTCATCCTTGAACGTGGCGAAGGCCTGATTCAGGCTTTCGATCAGGGCCTTGACATCGGCCGGGGCGCCAGCGTCGGCGCGAACGGAAACCAGCCCGCGCGGCACGCGGGCGTTCGACTGGTGCTTCATGTTTAACCTCGCAGGGTTGAAAGTGTGGTTTGCAGCAAGGCTGCTACGTCATCGCCAGCGCACGGCGTGGCAGTTGTGGCAGCGCTCGGCTTGCCGGAAAAAAGTGCTTTGAAGGTGTCGCGTCGCGACGAACGGCTGTATCCGGCCTTCGCCATGGCCGCCTCAACTTGGGCCAGGGCCCGCCGCTCCGCGCCGGATTTGGGCGCCTCGCTGATCGCGGCCCCGTCCAGTAGCCCGGTGGCGAACCCATCTTCCACGGCCTGGTCGGCGCCAATCCAGGTTTCCTGGTCCATCAAGACCGCAGCCTGTTTGGCCGTCATTCCGGTGCGGGCGGCATAGACCTGCGCCATGGCCGCGTCGAACGGCTCCAGCTTCGCCGCAGCATCGACCAGGTCATGGCGATTGCCGATGGCGACGGCCCAAGCGTTGTGGATCATCAGGAACGACCCTTGCCCCATGAGAATTTCGTCCCCCGCCATGGCGATTACCGAAGCCGCCGAGGCGGCCAGACCCAACACCTTGATGGTGACCTTGGCCTTGTGTTCGCGCAGAGCGTTGTAGATCGCCACGCCTTCGAAGAAATTCCCGCCAGGCGAATTGACATTGACCGTCACGTCCCGCGCACCGATGGAGCGCAGTGCAGACTGGATGCGCTTGACGGTCACGCCGCTTCCGTCCCAGGCTTCCCCGATGGCGTCATAGATCGAGATGCTGGCGTCCTCGGTGTCGTTTGCGGCGCGCACTTGGGGCGCCCACCGCTTCAGGGCGTCAGGCCGAAGATCGAAGTCGGCGGCGCCCAACCGGGCATCCGCCTTTATTTCAGGCAGTTGGATCAGGCTCATTGCTCTTTCCTTTCTGGTTTGTCGGGTCGCGCAGCCTGTTGGCCTGCGGGTCATCGCTGGCGGGTAGGTCCGACAGGTCCCGGATTTCGTTTTGCCACATCCAAGGGGGATGGCCGCCAGCGCCAGACGCCTTGGCGAAGTAGTCGGCCTGGTCCTTCAGGGTGCCGCGCATGAGCGCGCGCTCGTTGAACTTGTAGGTCAGGCTGTCGAGTTCATCGTCGCTCAGGAAGGTGCGCATGGCAGCCTGTTCCCATGCTGTGAACCAGAACTGCAACCCGTACTGCACAAAGAAGATGCCCAGCTGCTCGATGCCTGAACCCCAACTGGTGTCATCCATCATCAGCAGTGGACGCGGCACACCAAAGGCGCGTGCGACTTCTTCGATCTGGGCGTTCCGGTTCTCGATGTGCTGCGCCTCTGCGGCTGTGGCCGAGAACTTGTTTGCCTTAGCCCCTTCTTCAAGCAGCATCCAACGCTGCGCGTTATCCGCGCCGGCATAGTCGGTATCGAGCGACTGGCGCATTCGGTTGTAGGCCGTGTCCGAAAGGGGCTTGGGCACCTCCACCGCGCCCCCAGCGAGGTTGCCGGTACGGAACACTCGACCCGCCGCCCGTTCAGCATCGCGTGCCAGCGCGATAGCATCCCGCGCGAGTTTCATCCGGCCTATGCCTTCCACACCGTCGATGGAAATATCCCGAAGGTGAAAGACCTCCTTCTGGGATAGGACAACCTGCTGGCCATCCGGACGGGTGTACGTGTAGCGCATCTCCCATCCCACGAGTTCCGCCTTGACAGAGCCCAGCGCCATCGGGACGACAGCGATGGGCCGGCCAGCGGACCAGATCACGCGGGCATAGCCGTTCCCCTGCTCCAACGCGTGCAGCTGCATCATGCTCTTGAATTCAAACGGGGTTTGCCAGCCGTTCGGCTTGAGCTTCAAGAGGCGATAGCCAGGGTGGTCTTTCGCCAACGCCTTTGTCGCGTCATTACGCATCAGGTTGAGCGGCAACATCCCCAACGACGTAACGATCAGGGAGACACACCGCAGCGCGGCCATGTTGCGCAACGACTCCACCCGGCGGTTGTAATCGCCAGTTCGCATGTACTCCAGCAGTGCGGGGTCATCAAGGCCACTGAAGGCCTGCCCCCTGGGCTGCTGTGACGCCTGCGCCGACTCGGGCGCAAAGGTCGGCTCCAGGCGCGGGCCGGCTTCAGGCGTCAACTCGCCGTCCGAGCCGCCCAAAAATCGGTCCAGTAGTTTCATTGGTTCTCTCAGATGAATCGGATTCCGCGGGATTCGTACACGGACTGGCCCGAGGCCTCGGGATTGAGCACCATCAGTTGGGCCGCATCGAAGGTGGCCATCAATGGGTCAATCTTCGCCGTACCGCTGGCCTGCTTGGTAATCAGAATTCCATTCGCCCGAAGCTCAACACGGGCATTCCCCACCACCCAGGCCATCAGGGCTTGATCGCCGTGAAGGAATGTCCCTTCCGCGAGCTTGCGCTCGACGGTCTTGATGATTCCGCCCAGCTTCCAGCCCTGCGAAACACCCACAATCAGCTCCTCGGGGATTCCCGCTTCGGCCAGCGCGTCGTTGAACGTGACGCCGCTTTGGTCGGCGCCGATTCCGCACTTCTCGGGAAAGAGGCCGGCGTCATAGACCTGGCGGATAAACGCCGCCAGTTCCGCGGTGTCCTCGCCAATGTGATCGACAATCACCAATTCGCCAGCCCGCTCAAGGTCGCGGAGCCTTGATTCGATTTCCTTCCGACGCTCCAGCACCGAGGGGTGCGCCCAGGCCCGTGCCCAGTGGAGCCAGTTCCCCGTGCCGCGCTCACGACCGATAAACGCCAGCCCGAGCAAGTCGTCCAAGCCGCCGCCGTCAATGCCCGCCGTAACCACCTCGGAGCGGTCCAGCAGGGCGCGCAATGTCATCACACGTTGCCCGCGCTTTAGCCAGTGGTCCGCACCTGCCCAACGGTCGGAGCGCAGGCTCAACCCGATTTCAACGTTCAGGTGCTTTGCCAGGAATTGCTGGAAGGCCCCATCGGTCCTGGCGCGCAGCAGCTTAAGTTGATCCCCCAGCCATTCAGCGCTGACAGAACGCCCTAGATTCGGATTGGTTATGTAGAAGTTGTCCGGATTGAGATACGCCTTGGCCTCGATCATGTCTTCCGGGAATTCGTACAGAATGCCCAGCGTCTTCGGGTCGACTACTCGCCCGTCCCGCACATCGCGCCAATAGGCGAGCTTCTCTTTGAACACCCCGGCCGGCGGCTCGTCGCTTTGCGTGGTCAGGTAGATCACCCATCCCTCATCGCGCGATATCTGGCCGCCCAGCGCCTCAAGGAACATGGCCACAGCATTTGCACGCTTGCCGAACAGCCAAAGTTCATCAACCAGGATGCGGCCCGACTTCTTGCCTGACACAGTATCGGTGTCGGCAGCTACCACCTTTAAGCTGTTGCGCGTCGTCCGATGCGTAATGGTGCGCACATGATCCTGAACGTGGAACATGTCTGAAAGCTCGTCATCGGCGCGAATCATTGCGGCCGCCGGCTTGAAGCTGTTGTCCGCGACTTCCTTAGTTGGCGCCAGGATCAGGTGTTCCTCTTCCTGACGCCAGCAGATCACCACCGCGGTTAGCATGATGCCGGCGGCGATGGTCGATTTCGTGTTCTTCTTGCTGATGAGCAGCCCGTATTCTCGGATCAGCTGCTTACCCGTGGCCGCCTCATAGCCGCCGAAGATGGCACGCACGAAATCGAAAACCCATTCTTCCGAGCATTCTCCGAACGTCTGGTGGCGATACCCACCGACAGCCTCGTCGTAGACCTGCGGGAGGTCAACCACCTTCAGCTGTTTGAATATCCCAAGCGCGTACTCTGCCTGGTCGGGGAAAATCGGTGGCGGAATGATCGATTTGCGCGCCCGCAGGCGTTCCGCCCAGTCAGGGCATGCAGTCGTCCAGGCCATCGCTTAACCCTTCCCGACAACACGGAGATGAGGCGGCGGTGGTGGCGCCGCGAATCTGCCGCCGGCGGCCGCTTCTCCCGCCGCCTTCTTCTTGGCATCTTTCTTGCCCTGGTCCGCGACCTTGCCATGCACATACGGAACCCAGGCCTTCGCGGCTTCGACGCGCAACTTCATGTCCTGCACGGGGTCGTTTGCAACGGCCTTCAAGAACTCCAAGGGGTCGGAATACAGCGTGCCTAGGTCCGGCAACGAAACCGCCTTCCCGGCCGCTGAGGCTTCCTCCTTCAGTTTGTTAACTTGGTTAATACGGCCCAGGGCTTCCTGGATATCCTTGTCCTTCATCAATCGGGACGCTGCAACGGCCGCCCCTTTTTCGCTGTAACCCGCATGGATAGCGGCTTTCGCTCCGGACAGGCCCGACTGCAACGCCTGAACAAATCGGCGCTTTTTGTCGGTTAATGCCATTAACAATCTCGGTTAACAAATCCGGTTAAGAGGAAAATTTTCCGCGCGTGAGGGAACAGGTGGTTTCCGGAAGGCGAACCCGCCAGACTTTCACCCCGCCCCCCCTCTCGACATGGCCCTGGCGCCCTCGCACAGCCCCGCCAGAAGGCCGCGCCGGGACCACCCTGGCAGCGCCATACAGTTGACACCGAGGCGCGCTACGGCCTTCTGATGACCTCCACGCGGATGGCCCGCTGGATCCATCTGCCCACCCGCTCAGGATTGGGGTCCAAGCCGGTCAAGTATCCCGCCAAGGCAACTCCCGACAGATATCAACGGAGCCACCACGCGACATGAAGGCGGATGCGCAACTCAGCCATTGCCATCACGACCGCTCCCGATAGCCCATGTCTTGCCTTGTCTTGGCGTCATGGCATCCGGCCTTGCGACCGTGGGCATCGCGGTAGACGCACAAGATTTGCGAGTTCTCGTCGGTGTCCTCGCCGCCGTCGAACAGGCTGAGTTTGTGGTCGAGTTCGAAGCCGTGGGGATACACGGTCAGCACTCCACAATGCGCACAATGCGGGTTAGCCGACCAGATGCGCAGCCGGCGATCTTGCAGCTTGCGACCTGTCATGCGCTTGGCGCTGGGCGTGGGCGCAACAGTAAGCCTGGAGCCAGCCATCGCAATGCGCGGCTTGAGTGTCTTGAGCTTCATTCCCGTTTCCCATGTTCTCGCCGGGTGCCACCAACTGCACACCGCCCGGCGCGATGATCCCTACCCCGCGCGACATGCCCAGCGCGGCCCTCGGTGGCGGAGGGTGAAGAAAGAAAAGCATTGACCACTAGGACATAATGTCCTATTATTCATTTCAAGGCCGGCGCACATCGCGCAAGGTCACCTACCGGAGAATTCCGATGAACCAGCAAGAACAAGCCACCGTCCAAGCCGCAATCGCAATCCTGGACAAGCACCTCAAGCAACCTGGCGTAGCCGCCAACAGCCCCGAAGCCATCAAACAACTGCTTCGCTTGGCGCTGGAAGCCGAAGAGCGCGAAGTCTTTTTCGTTCTCTTCATGGACTCGCAGCTCCGCCTGCTGTCTGCCGAACCCCTGTTCTACGGCACGATTGACCAAGCCCCGGTATTCCCCCGCGAAGTCGCCCGCCGCGCCTTGATGCTGAACGCTGCCGCCTTGGTCATCGCCCACAATCATCCGTCGGGCAACGCCACGCCATCCGAAGCTGACAAGCGCATCACCAAGACGCTGCGGACTGCGCTGGAACTCTTCGATGTGCGCTTGCTTGACCACTTCGTAGTCGGGTCCGGCAAGATGACCTCGTTTGCAGAAGCTGGCCTGATGAACTAACAAGGAGAGGCCCGGGGAACCGGGCCTATTGATCTATGGAAACTCGCGTACCCTACGGCGCCCCAACGATCCGACCGGAATGTCTGCGTCCTTTTGCCGATGGCTGGCAGCAACCCGACGCGGCTGAAGTGCGGGCCGTGTTGTCCATGGCCGGCTTGACCGGCGGCGAGGCTGCAAAGCTTCTCGGCATTTCGGACGGGCGAACGATTCGCCGCTGGACCGGCGGAGATTCGCCCATTCCGTTCGCGGCCTGGGCGATCCTGTGCAACGTAGCAGGCCTTGGCGATATCTGGGCCAAGACCTAGCGACGATCGATTGCGGCGGCCTGAATTGAACCTGCGCCCTCATGCCGTGCATCGTTCTCGTTTAACTCCGCACACCATGTGCTCTACCCCTGAGCTACGCCACAAGCTGGAGCGGGCTGCGGGAATCGAACCCGCGTAGGCGGCTTGGAAGGCCGCAGCCTGACCATTCGGCCAAGCCCGCAGAAATGCAAAAACCCGCCGGCTTCTGCCTGGCGGGTTTTTTGGACGCAGTAATACACCGTATCTGTTAGGCGCCTATATTGGGGGTAAAAAACCACATCGTCAAGAGAATTTATTCGCCCTCTGCCACGTCGAGCCACCCGCACGCCCGCAACCGTTGGGTAAACGCCTGGCTGGCCTGCTGGTGCAATCCCACCTCGCCCGCGCCCCCGAACATCCACCGCTTGAGCTTCGCATGGTGCGCGCTGACCGTGCGTTCGTCGACCTTGTGATCTTCCGCCAGCTGAGAAAGCGTGACCTTGGCACCGAAAAGCCTCTGGATGAGCCTGGAACGCAACCGGCCATTGGACAAGCAGCCAGACAGGGCGCCGGCTGCTGCTGCCGTTGTCAGGTCGCGGATAGCATTGGCCCATTCCTGATTCAACTTCAGGCCCGAGCAGCACGAAACCTTGCATTCGCATGGCAGCTGCTGCGGCGCAACGCTCGCCACAAGAGCGGCCTGCTGAATCGGCGTCAACTTCGCCAGCTCGACCCGGACCATGCCCGCCTGCCCCGCGCCGTCCACGCCGCTGAGCCCCTTACCGGGGCCAGTCGCCGGGCCAGCCGCCTTACGGTTCATCAACGGCCGGTCGTACTGCTGCATGGAGTAGTTGAGCGCGAACACCAAGGCCGCGTGGGCGCTCTTGAAGAGAGGTTCAGCCTTCGGCGCCACGGCCGGCACCGTGGGTAGGCGGGAAATCGTCATCGTCGTCATCAGTAAATCTCCGGGGAATAAGGTACTTTCGCGGGAAGCTTCTCCCGCATCCATTGCATCGCTGCAGCCCAGTCGAGCGTGACGGTGTAGCGCCCCCGCACGGGAAAGGTGCGCGGGTTCACGTCGTGGGCGTCCAGCATCACTAGGTCGCCAACCATGCCAGTGCGCTTGTAGACCAGCATGGGGATGCGGGTCTCGCCGGCCTGCGCCTGGGCCTGGCGCCACCAGGCAGGCAGGCAAAGCGTGGTCGCGTGCTTGCATTCCACGCTGATCCGTTCGAACGCTGGATCATCGGCCACCACGTCGCTGTCACCTTCGTGGTTCCGAACCCGGCGGCGCCAGCGCGTGCCCGTGGCCTCGGTCAGCATGTTGGAGATACGACGCTCGTAGGCGGCGCCCTTGTTACGAGACAGCGCGCTCATGCCCGCGCCCCCCGGTGGCTGTCCCAGTCGAAGATCACCATTCGGCCGCCGCCCTCGCGCATCCGGTCGACTGCGCGCTCGCCCAGTTCTTCCACAAGCTTGTCTTTTGCCAAGTTGCTGAGCAGGATGGTCGGCTTCATGGCGTTGTAGCGGGTGTTGATCACGTTCGACAGAATGATCCGCTCGTTCTCGGTGCCGTACTGATTGCCAATTTCGTCCAGCACCAGCAGGTCCGGCGCGGTCAGCTTCTCCAACACGGCGGCCTCGCTGCTGGCGGAATCCTTGCGATAGGTAGCCTTCAAGGCCTGCATGACGTCCAGCACCACGGCAAAGCGGCCCGAGTAGCCGGCGGCCAGCACCTGGTGCAAGATTCCCACGGCCAAATGCGTTTTCCCCGTGCCGGGGTTGCCGCAGAAGATCAGCCCGCGGCCCGTGGCGCGCACCGTGGCGAAGTTGTCGGCGTATTCGACCGCAATGCGCAGCGCGCGGCCCTGGCTGTCTCTCGCCGCGTCGTAGCTGTCCAGCGTCTTGCCGTGGTAGCGCACGGGCACATCAGCCAGCCGCATGATGCTCATGCGGCTGGCTTCAGCCTCCAGGCGGTAGCGCTCGGCCTGCTGACGCTTCGCGTTGCACACCGTGCAGTCCGACCAGCCCACCGGCGTTTTCATGGCCATGTACGCGCCATGCTCGGGGCAGTTCCGTTCCTCGGTCTGGAAGTTAAAACCGGCCATCGTCGTCAACACCGTGCCGGTAGTCCTGGCTGCTGAAGTTTCCATGCTGTCGCTGTCCTTTGCCGGCTGATACGCCCGCGTTTCGGTGGCCAGGAGTGGCCGCGTCCCGCTGCGCGCCCCCCAGCCAGTTCACGATGAATTTGTTGATGCCCCGGCGCGTCTTCCGCCTGCCGGGGTTCGCCTTGAGCCAGGCCGCCATCTGGCACATGGCCTGCGGCACCTGGACCAGGGGAAAGGCCGCGCTCCACTCCGCGACCTCCTGGGGTGTCGGCGAGTGCTCGGAGCCGTCAGCCAGCAGCATCGGCAGGCAGACGGGAGGCGGAGCATTGCCCTCGTCAGGCGAGGTCAGCGAAAGCTGGCCGTCGCCAGAAGGAACTGCGATAGCAGTTTCTTCTTTTTGTTGGTTGTCTTTTGGAAGGTTGTCTTTTGTGTGTCCGAGATTCGGACTAGCGACCTGTCCGAGATTCGGACTAGTGGTAGTCCCGGATTCGTTCACCTGTCCGGGATTCGGACTAGTAGTTTCACTAGTCCGAGATTCGTTCGCCTGTCCGGATTTCGGACTATCCAGCCACTGCGAGTAGTCCTTATTGACGCCCACGATGGAGCCGTACCGACCTGGCCGCTTGTGGATGACCCGCATACCGGCCAGTTCGTTCAGCGCCGTCGTGATGTGCTGCCGCTTCATGTCGCCCAACAACGCCCCAAGCTGCGAGGCCGAAAGGTCGTCTTCCTTCTTGTTGAAACCGTAGGTCTTGCGAATGAGCGCCAGCAATACCCGCAACGTGGTCTGCTTGAACGGATGGGCCGTGATCGCCTCCAACAGTTCGTTGGATATCTGCGTGTGGCCGTCTTCCAGTTGGGGCGATTTCGGCGTCATAGGCAAGATCACGGCGCTCATGCCGCCACTCCGTAAACCTGGAGATAGCCAATCTCGGCCTCCAAGGGCCACTGGCCCGACACGATCAGCGCCAGGCGCGTCCGCTCGAATCCCGCTTCCCACAGGGCCACCTTCTCGTCATAGGACGCGCCGGTGGTGTTCTGGTCGGTGAAGGCGTGGCACGCAACGCAGCCCCAGGCGGTGGCCCAGTCGTGCGCCTTCAGCCACCCGGCCTTGCCGTGCCTGGCCTGATTCGAATGGCAGGCGACCGTGGTCTGCGTGCCGCCGATGCAAACGTCGGGAATCCGAAGCAAGCAGGGCTTGCCCTTGGCCAGATTTAACAAAGCGCGGTTGCGGTACATGGTCTTGGTGGCGCGCGGCGTGCTGCGCCGGGCCGGCATGCGCTTGCCGCTGGCTTTCAGGGCCGAACGCTGGCGAATGGGCGCACCGCGCTTCATGGGCGTTTTTCGCTGGAGAGGCGTGCGGCGCATCATCGAGAGTTCACCCAGAATTTGTGGCCCCACGCCCCTTCTACCTCGCGCAACTCCCCGGCCAAGACCGACTCCCACAACAGGGACCGCGCGGCCGCCAGCGCTGCCAATGCACGCGACGAGCCGGGCCAAGGGTCCACGGGGGCCAATTCGTCATGAAGGATGCGAGCAAGGGCCGTGTCACGGACCACTCGCGGGCGGCGGGCACGTATCCAGGCCCGCCCACCTTCTGCCGCCTCTTGCGACAGCTTGAAACCCATGAACGTGAGCAGGCAGTCAGTCATAGAGGCCGCTCCAGGTCACGAAGGGCTTGCGGACCTTCTCATGGAACAGCGTCTCGGCCCTGGCGTTGTGGTCCAGCTGGGCGCGGCTGTCGATCCCGCAGGCATTGCGCACGAACTGTGCCGCGTGCTGGTTGGGGCTCACGCCCTGCGGGGCGGCGCCGATGCGGGAAACAACCCACCGCTGGAATTTCGCATTGCCGCACATCATGGCTGCCACGCGAGACAGCGCCGCCCCCTTGCCAGCCGCAGGCGCGCGTACTGCGCGCACCGGGCGCCCCGAATCTCCGCGCGTCAGCATCCCGCCCTCGCTTTGTCGCTTACGGCACGCACGACATTGCGCTCAAGGCGCTGGGCTTTCTCCCTGATCTTGCGGCACTCGATCACGATGGCCGAGGCATCCGCCTCGGAAATATCGCCATCCGACAGCGCCTCGATCGCCACCGCAGACAATTGGCCGTTGAGGTGGGACATTTCCATGACCTTCTGGCGCGCCGCGTCGACCTCGTTCGGGTGCTGGGGCGCCGGCGGCAGGATGTTGGCGGACACGCCGTGCCGCACGTTCAACGCCAGCAGCCAATCCCGCGCGTAGCCCTCCCCGCCCTGCTTCTCCAGCATCCATTCGGTGGCGAGTTCAAAAAGGTCCAGGGACATGGATTGGCCCTTCACCTTGCGCAGCTTCTGACGCAGGGTTTCCGCGTGCATCGAGACGCCGCGGCGGTTCGTCATGAACGCGGCCAGTTCTTCAACGCCCCCGGGCGTCTTCTGCACGCTGATGTACAGCGCGTCATGCGGGTCAATCTGTGTATAGCGATGGGTCATGAGGTCTTACCTTGAAATCCAGGTGCGATCAGGGTTTCGGGGTTCCCGCCCCCGCCCTACGATGTGCGACATGGAACACTTCACGGCACATCAAGCGGGCCTATCTGGATCGCGCCAGGCGCGGGCGGCGTTCGCGTGTTGTCGGGGTCGTGCGGCAGCAGATCGGCCGGAACGCCGAAAATGCGCGCTACCTCTTCCAACGAGAAACGGTGGGACCACAGCGGCGGGGCAAATTCAGGGGTGTGCATGGGATGCCTCCTGCTGGTTCGGCGGCCCGCCATAGAAGAAACCCAACAAGTCGCCCCGGCCGAACGGCGCCCCGAACTCTTGGCAGGCGGCCCAAAGACCGTCCATCGTCCCCTTGCGAGGAACCTTGCGCGCGTAGAGCAGGTGCGTTTCGACGTAGGCGACGGTGGTGCCGGCGCGTTTGGCAAACCTCTCTCGCTCGCCTGCGGGCAGGGAGAGATAGAAGGCCTTGAAGGAAATCAGAGGGGGGGATGTGTCCATAGCCGCGATCTTATTACCCTTTTGGTAATAGATCAACGCTTTGGTGTTACCCGTTCGGTTTATTTACCCAAAAGGTAATCCCGGTTCCAATCACCTATATGAAGTCCATCAAAGAAATCCGCCGCGCGAACTTCGCGCGTGCAATTGAGGAAAAATGCAGCGGCAATCAGACCGATGCAGCGGCACGCCTGGAATACTCGACGCCCTCACTGGTCAGCCGATACGCGACTGGCAAAAAGGACATAGGCGACCGTGCCGCCCGCAAGATGGAAGAAGCGTTTGGCTATCCCGCCAACTGGATGGATGCTGACCACGCGCACCCGGGAGAAGTAGTAGTGCGGGTTGCCGACGCCCCCGCGTGGCCCTTCCCTTCTATTTCTGAAGCGGACGTCCGAGCGCTGCCCCCGGCCAAGCTAAACGCGCTGGAAGGGGCTTTGGCTCTCGCAATCGCTCAGTTGGGCCTGGGCATTGATGTCGCACAACCGTCCCCAGGCAGAACGGTCAATGGCCGACCTCGCATGCACTCTCCGAGCAAGCTGATTGACTTTGACGAGGTGCCCGACGAATTCAGTATGAGAATCGGCGGGGTGGACGCAGCGCCGTGGGAGGGGGGAAAGACCACGCATCAGGTGGAGCGGGAAGAGCAGCGGCTCAGGATCAGCCGGATTGCGAACGTTGGTCATGTGGCGCGCGCTGGCTATTCGGCGAACGACCAAGAATTTCTCGCAGTACCCGAGCTTGATGTGCGACTGGCCGCCGGACGCCTCGGCATTGAAAACTATCACGAAACGGAGATAGGACAAATCCTGCTGCGCCGGTCATTTCTGGAATCTTTCCGGCTGCCCATCGAGCGAATGAAGATCGTCTACGCGGACGGCGACAGTATGGAACCCGTGATTCGGAATGAAGGCCCCATGCTGTTCTACGAAGAGCGAGTTACCGATACTCGCCTGATCGATTCCCGCACTGTCTACGCCATCAACTACGGCGGCAAGATGATTGTGAAGTGCATACAGCGCGAGCGCGACGGAACGCTGCTGGCCAAGTCCCTGAACCCCGCCTACGAACCTTTCCCGCTGGAAAAGGATGATGGGCGAGACGTGTCTATCGTTGGTCGCATCCTGTGGTCACCGTATGACCTCCGGAACGGTGTAGACGAACGTCTGCTGTAGAGGCCCGGTCTCCGCCCCCCCCAGCCGCCTAGATGGCGGCTTTTTTTCGTCCGTATTTCTATCAATTTTACCCAATTGGTAAAAAAATCCAATGGCAAAGTTACCTTTTTGGTTTGACCGCTATTACCAATTGGGTAATATTTCGGTCATAGGCTCAACGCCGCCAAACGACGCTCTTTAACAACCTGCCGCCGATGTTGCTCGCCCCGCCTGTGGGGCGTTCCCCGGCTCAATCGCACCTACGGGCATGGCCGTAGCTCTGCGCGGTGTCCCTACCGTATCCAGCCCGCCAAAGCGCGGTCCACGGTCAACAGGGTGAGGCGTAGACGGCCAAGACAAGCAACGGTCACGCCGGTTGGAATGCCGGCAAAAAATCCGATTCCGCTGAAAAGCGGGTTTCGGCCAGCGCTGCGGGTCAGCGCTTACCGAAGCCAACCAGGGAGACACCCAATGATCCTGATTTCCACGCTCCGCAAGATGGGCGACAAGCCGGTTTTCGTCGTCAACGTCCCCGCCCATACCGTCCAGGTTGGCGACTTGCCTCCCGTCGATGTGCCGGCCCACCAGGACGCATTCGCCACGAAGCCGCAGGCCGACAAGTACGCAGCCACGCACGACCCGCGCCACTTCGGCGCCAGCGTGTTCCCGGTGGTGTCCCGAATGACTGCCCGCGCCTATGCCGACCAACACGTAGGCTGGACGTTCAAGACCCCCGCCTGACCTTCCTCACCCGCCCCGGGTGCCGGGGCAAGGAGACAACCATGGAAGAAGTGACCATTCACGAAGCCGGCGCCCTGCTCGCCGCTACCGGCCGAATCATGATGCGCCAAGGCGTGCATTTCGACGTGTTGGTCGGTGACTGCCGCGATGATTGCAGCGATGCCGACTTACTGGAAATCATGGGTAATGCCGGCGTGCCGGAAGAGCGGGCGCGCCAACTGCTCCGCATGGACCTCAGCGACGTGATCGCTGATCTGCACTTCGGCACCTGACAGCCCCGGCTCATGCCCCGCTTGCGGGGTATCGGCAGGCGCTGTTGCCTGATCCCCTTGGAGACTTCCCCATGCTCGCCGCCTTCATACGGTTCCTGGAAGAACTGATTGACATAGCCAACTTCAGCCGCGACGTCAGCAAGTAGCACCGCAAGCCATGCCCCGCACGCCGGGGCGGCTTCGGAGAGCGGGCCGGCGCCGCTTCGTCACCGGCGCAAAAAGTGACTTTCATCCTGGAAGTGAACTGATCGGGCCTTCCGGCCTGCTCTCCGAAGCCTCACCACTGCGCATCCGCGCAAATCCCCATGACCTACATCGAAACCCTCGCCTGGGGCCTGGGCCTGTTCGCGTTCGCGCGGCTGGTGCTGGCCCCTCTCGGCGACCACTTCACCCGCCGCCACGCTGCGGCCGATCCCTGGAGCGCCACCCAATGAACACCATCAGCGCAAGCGCGCCCCCGGCACGCATCCGCCCCCTGCGCATCGCCGCCAAGGCGGCCCGCAAGCTGGGCGGCCTCATCGCACCCCGCGACCACGCCGGCAAAGGCAACTGGAGCAAGGAGGCGGATATCCCGTGGCAGGCATGGCCTGGTGCCGTCGCCTTCGCCGCGCTCATCCTCTTCGGCCCGCAGGTGCTGGGCTGGATCCTGCGCAGCGTCATATGAACGGGATTGACTTCATCCTGCGCGACCGCGCCGGCTGGATTCCTGCCGTTCCGCTACCTCGCCGTCGGCTTCGCTGGGAAGACCCAAAAGCTGAGCCAGTCGGGCCTGAAGAAATCGAATTTATCCGGGCCGCGCGCGGCCGGCTTTCCACCTATGACCTGGGCGAATGCTACGGCGTGTCGCCGCAGACTATCAGCAACATCTGGGCGAGGCTCAGTAGCCGTCGATCCGGATAGAAACGCCGCCGGCTCCCACCACAACCGCCCGCACCTTGACGGCACGGGCAACGCTGATCGCATCGTCCTTTTCTTCGTAAGCACCGTACTGCGTCACGGTCACGTAGCCCTTAGCCACTCGCCCGTCATCAGTTCGACCCAACGCCTCAATCACGGGCAAGTAGCCCTCCTGCACCAGCGTTGCTCCGCGCGTAATGCGAAAACCGTCGACCTCTTCCACTTTCCGCCCTCCTTTTAGGAATGGGCATCGTATCCCAACACTCCCAAGGTGTCAGCCGCCCCGCCAGGCAGGCAGGCCGGCCCGCCCTCACTTCTGGAGATTTCCCCATGAGTGCATTTTGCGTTTTCGGAATGACCGAGCCGCTCGCGAAGAAGGCTGCTGAGCGCGCTTGGCAAAAGCACCTTGAATCCATGACCGCAGAGGTTCGCGCATGCCTCCAGCCATCCGACCAGGCCGACTGGATCAAGGTCAAGACGGAATACCTGCTGGCGAAAGGCAAGCCGGTACAGCTTTCGGCCCCGTTCGACGCCCCGCAATTCGCCCAGGACTTCATAAAGCTTGCCGCTTCCACTGGCCGGACCTCGCGCCTGTGCCTCATGTGTCGCGGCCCGGTTCTGGACAAGCACGGTACGCCCAGGATCAGCAAGACGACCAAGCGGGAAATGATCGGCTGGGTTCCCCATACGCGCTAACGAAATCGAATTTCATCAGACCACTACGGAAACGACATGGCAAAGAATAGCGTTGAGGCCTATGGCGCCAGCGGCAAGACCAACGTCCTGAGCTTCGAGACGGACGCCCTCACGATCATCACCGACCCGGCCCACTCTCTTTACGACGAGCGCATCCATCTGCCTCTGGACGAGGCTATCACCCTGAACATCATGGCCCTCGGGGTCCGAGAACCGATCTTGGTCTGGAAGGATCCGGAAACCGGCAAGGTTCTGGTTGTTGATGGTCGCCAGCGAGTGCGCCACGCGATCGAAGCAAACCGCCGGCTGACCGCACGCGGCGAGCCGCCCATCTTGGTGCCCGGGGTGGCCCAGCGCGGCACGCTGGAAACCATGAGCGATCTGATGATCGCCATGAACGAGGCCCGCCGCAACGATCCGCCGCTGACCAAGGCCCGCAAGATGGCCGCCTTCGTGGGCCGGGGATACAGCGACTCCCGACTGGCCACCATCTTTGCGTGCAGCGAGGTCACCGTGCGCAGCACGCTGGCGCTGCTGGATTGCACCAAGGCCGTTCAGGACGCCGCCGACAGCGGCCAGATCACCCTGACCCATGCCAAGGCACTGGCAAAGCTCGCGCCCGACGAGCAGCGCGCCAAGGTGACCGACCTAGTGGCAGCTGGCAAGGACGCGACGCCTCACCAGCGCAGCCGCCAGCAGGCCGCCGTTATGGGCGAGCGCCCCCGCGTGAAGTCCCGAAAGCAGATCCAGGCCGCATTGGAACAGGCCCAGGGCGACTATGCCGCCGCCCTGCGCTGGGTTCTGGGCGATGAAGAAGGAGCGGCCGAATGAACGCCCCCGCCCCGAAGACCACCACCGCCCCCGATGAAGCGCTCAGCAGCCTCATGGGCGCCGCCCTGAACGTGCCCCACCCTGATGCCGCCGCATCCCCCGTATCCACGGTGGAGCAAGGGGAGGTAGTCGCCTGGATGGATCCGACCACGCTGGACGTGATCAGCGCCGAGCGCAAAGCGTCGTGGCTGAGCGACTACGGCATCGGCGGAAAGGCCAAGGCAGCCGCCTACACCCGCGCTCTGGGGGACCTGCGCCCCGCTCCCGCTGCTGGCGATGCGCTGACCGCCGCCGCCCGCGACGTGCTGGCCGAGCGCCAGCGGCAAGTCAGCAACGAAGGATGGGCGCCGGAGCGTGACGACCGGTACACCACTGGCGACATGGCGAGCGCTGCGGCCTGCTACGCCACCCAGGGGCGCTACCACTACCCCGAACCTGGCGAGCCTGGACCGAATTGGCCGTGGGCCGCCGAGTGGTGGAAGCCGTCGACGTATCGCCGCAATCTGGAAAAGGCCGGCGCCCTGATACTGGCCGAGATTGAACGCCTGGACCGTGCCGCCCAGCGGCAGGGGGATGCGTGATGACGCCGACCAGCTACCAGATATCGCTGCTTCAGCACACCATCGGCGTGCGCCCCGATCAGCGCAATCCGCACCGCAACCACTTTGTCGCCGGCCCCGGCCACCACGACATGCCGCACCTTGAAAGGCTGGTGGCCGGTGGCTTGATGGAGGTCCGCCGCTCGCCCGCCTTTCTGAACGATGGTGACATGGTTTTCGCAGCCACCGAGGCCGGCAAGGAAACCGCCTTGCAGCACCTGCCACCACCGCCGAAATGGACGCGCTACGAGAAATTCCTGCGCGCTGACGGCGATGAGTCGTTCGGCGAGTTCCTGTGCGGCTTCCGCCTGCCGAAGTTCGAAGCCCGCGAGGTGCGCGGCAGCTTCGCATCGTGGCGCCGCTCCTACGAGTACCGAATGTACCGGGAAACCTGGGAGGCCTATCGCCAACACCGTGAGGTGCAGGGCGAATGGATGCCGACCAAGAAGGAAGCCAAGGCCAGCTACAAGGCAGCGCTCGCGGCATACCGCACTGCCCAGCTGGCAGCGCAGGGCGCGGGGGCGTGAGCATGGGATACATCAACCCTCTACTGCGCCTGCCCGCAGGCCAAGCGCTCCAGCAACTGCCCAAGGCCGACCGCGAACGCATCGAAGCCGTCATGCGCGACTTGCGTGACCAGGCCAACACCGAAGCGGAAACGGCATGGCGCCGGCGCAAGGCGCCTATGGCCGCCTATTGGCGTGCTGTCAGCACCTACGCCCGTCATGTCGCTCACGCGCTCGCCACTAACCCGATTAAGGCCGAGAAATAGCCATGCGGACCTACCTCGCCGGCCCCATGAGCGGCCACCCCGAACTCAATTTCCCCCTGTTCCACGCCGAGGCCAAGCGCCTGCGCGACAGCGGCCACGAAGTCGTCAACCCCGCCGAAATCAACCCGGATATCACATCCGGTTGGGCTGACTGCATGCGCGCCGATATCGCCGCCCTCGTTACGTGCGAAGCCATAGCCTTGCTGCCGGGTTGGCAGCAGTCCCGCGGCGCCACCCTGGAACACCACATAGCAACGCAGCTGGGCATGCAGGTAATCCACCTGGCCCCGCTGCTGCATCAAAGATAAGGAAACACAATGCTCCGCGATCAATTCGTCTTGGACCTCCACAACGAAATCATCGTCGACAACTTCGCCGGCGGCGGTGGCGCCTCCACCGGCATCGAAATGGCCCTCGGCCGCTGCGTCGATATCGCCATCAACCACGACCCCGAGGCGGTCGCTCTCCACCAGATGAACCACCCGCAGACTAAGCACTATTGCGAGTCGGTGTGGGACGTTCACCCCGCCCAGGCTGTCCAAAGCCGCCCCGTGGGCTTGGCGTGGTTCTCGCCCGACTGCAAGCACTTCAGCAAGGCCAAGGGCGGCAAGCCCCGTGAAAAGCGGATTCGGGGGCTGGCGTGGGTTGTCCTGCGCTGGGCGCACTGGGCGCGCCCCCGCGTGATCATGCTGGAGAACGTCGAAGAGTTCAAAACGTGGGGGCCGCTGCTGGACAACGGACAGCCCTGCCCGAAGCGCAAGGGCGCCACGTTCCGGTCCTTCGTGCATCAGCTGCAGGAGAAGGGCTACGCCGTCGAAACGCGCGAGCTGCGGGCCTGCGACTATGGCGCCCCGACGATTCGAAAGCGCCTGTTCATGATCGCCCGATGCGATGGAAACCCCATCGTCTGGCCGGCGCCGACCCATGGCGCCCCGGACTCGCCCGAGGTCCAGGCCGGCCGCCTGAAGCCCTGGAAGACCGCCGCCGAGTGCATCGACTGGTCAATCCCCTGCCCCTCGATCTTCGAACGGACCAAGCCCCTTGCCGAAGCGACGTTGCGGCGCATCGCGCGCGGCATCCGGCGGTACGTGCTGGAGTCTGCCAATCCGTTCATCGTCAAGGTGAACCACAGCGGGGAGGACTTCCGGGGGCAAGACCTCGGGGAACCCATGCAAACCCTGACCGCCAAACTCGGATCGGGTATTGCCGTCCCCCACGTCACGAAGTTCCGCGCGGGAGCTGTCGGATCTACGCTGAACGAACCGCTGCACACCGTGACCGCAGGCGGCCAGCAGGCACGGCCCGGCACCGGCAACGCAATGGGCGTGGTGGTCCCCTATTTGGTCGGCGCCGGTGGGCCCGAGTACTCGGCAAAGCCGAAGGCCGTCGAGTCCCCGTTCAACACGCTCACCACCGAGAACCACAGCCATGTGGTGATGCCCTACCTGACAGAACACGCGAACGGCTCGACGCAGCGCAACTTCCCGGCCGACGAACCGCTGCGCACCCAGTGCGCCGAGGTCAAGGGCGGCCATTTCGCGGTAGTCGCGCCCACACTGGTCCAGATGGGATACGGCGAAGCCCCGGGCCAGGCGCCGCGATCGCTCGACCTGGGCCGCCCCCTCGGCACCGTGACGGCCCAGGGCACCAAACACGCCCTTGTCGGTGCGTTCATGGCGAAGCACTACGGCGGCCACTACGACGGCGCAGGCGCGCCCCTGGACGGTCCCAGCCACACCGTTACGACGGCGGACCACCACGCCCTGGTAACGGCGCAACTGGTCGGCTGCGGTGGCCGAGCGGGTCAAAGCCGCCCCCGCGGGGTCGAGGAACCGGCACAGACCCTCACCGCCAAGGCTGACACCTGCGTGGTGACTTCCAATCTGGTCAAGCTGCGCGGCGAATGCACCGGCAGCGACGCGGGCGAACCCGTCGCCACGGTCACGGCCAGCGGCACACACATTGGGGAGGTCCGCGCCTTCCTGGTGAAGTACTACGGTCAGGGCGGGCAGGATCAGAACATCCAGGCGCCCATGCACACCATCCCCACCAAGGACCGCATGGGCTTGGTCACCGTTGCAGGCCAGGAATACCAGATTGCCGACATTGGAATGCGCATGCTTGAGCCGCACGAACTCTATGCGGCCCAAGGCTTCCCGTCCAACTACGTCATCGCACCCGTGATCAACGGGCGGCGCCTGCCCAAGCATGCCCAGGTGCGCATGTGCGGAAACAGCGTGTGCCCGCCCCTGGCGGCCGCCCTGGTCCGCGCTAACCTCCCCGAAATGGCAGCTTGGTCCCAGCAAGACGCCAAGATGCAAAGGATCCCAGCATGACCAACCAGAACAACGCCGCCGGGCCAATAGGACCGGAAGCCGCCGAGCAGGCGGCCGTCCGCACGGTCCGCAACTACCTGAACGCCTGCTGCATGACCGACCGTAGCCAAATCGGCAATTACCTGATGAAACTGGCCAGCGTCGGCGCCGTTGTTATGGCACAGGCGGAAGGATCTGAAGCCGCCGCCCAACGCCTGGAAGCGACCGCGGCCTGGGTCCGCCAAAAGATGCCGGCCGAGCCGGCCCGAATGGAGCCTTTGCAATGACCAACGAGAACAACACCGCCCAGGCGGCCAACGACAACCCGCTCAGCGATGAGTATGTCAACGCAATCATCCAGCGCCACGGCTACGACAGCCCGGAATGCGTAATTGCCCGCCTCCACCAATGGATCGGGCTGCACGGCGGCGAAAACGGCGTCACCCTGCTCATGTACGAAGCCCACAAGGCGCTGTCCAAGCTGCGCGCCCCTGTAGCCGACGAGCGGGGTGATACGGCGCTGCCGCCTCTCCCCCGTTCCGTTACCCGCCATCGGGATCTAGGAGATCTGTGGGATGCCACGGCAATGCACCAGTACGCCGTGCGATACGCCGACCTGTGCCGCCCGTGGGTAGCGATGCAAGCCCGCGCCGCCCTGGAAAGCACCCCTGACACCGCGAAAGAAACGGCCGACAAGATCCTGCGGGAGCGGATGGCGCCGGTTTCTGTAGCCCTGGGTTTGGATGTGATGTTTGCTTCTGCGGGCAACGGTGCAATCCAAATCACCACGTTCGACGCCGGCACGCTGGCCTACTCCATCGGCTCCGATGGGACCGCAAGACTGATGGTCTCTTTTAACTGCCAGGACGCTCCCGAGACCCTGACCGTCGATCAGGTGAAGATCATTCCGCAAGTGGCAGCTGAAACTCAACCCGCACCGCGGCCGGCAGGCGCCCCTGTAGCCGGGGAGGCGGTAGCTCTGGAACTGCGGGGCGTGCCCGAGACGATCAAGGAAGGTGACGGGTTCTGGCGGTCCTGCACGGGATGCCATGAGCTGAATGAGGGGCGTGACACTGGCCCCTACAGCGCGGTCCTGCGGTGCCACCTTGGTCAAGGTTGCAGCGAATGCGGGGGGATCGGCGCGATATGGGACAGCACCGACTATCAAGCGATGGCCGATGACATGGCGCGCGATATGGGGAAATCGGTCAGTGCCGCGCCCCAGGCCAACGAGGCGGTGCGCCCGGACGCCGATGCCGTCGATCTAGCGCGCGCGGGCATGGAACTGCATTCTTCTGGCATGCCGGAACACACGGTGTGCGCGGAGCTTGTGCGCCTTGCTGGCGCCCTCAAGCAGCCCCACGCGGACAAGGCCGCGCCGCTCTGCTCGTGCCCCAGCGGTGACGGCTCCCTGCGCCATCCGTGTCCGGCACATCCCCAGACCAACAAGGGACGAGCATGACCGCCCTTTACCTGCTCGTCCTGCCGGCGGCCATCGCTGTCGGTGCCGTCGCCGGCCTGGTGCTGTCTCCGCATCGCACCAGGCGCCCCGGCGGCTACCGCTAACCGCTCACCCCAATCTACTGACCACATGAACGGCGTCCACTGAAAAGCGGCCGCCGTTCTCTGTTGGAGAAACGAAACATGGAGCTTCGAATTGAGCCTGTGTACGTCGACCTGCCCACGGCGGCGTCCATCACCACCCTCGCTGAATCGACCATTCAAAGCATGGTCACCAAGGGAGAATTCCCCGCCCCCCGCGAGTTGTCCGGCCGGCGCGTCGGTTACCTCTACTCGGAAATCATGGACTGGGCGCTCAGCCGCCCCCGCTCCGAGCTTCTGCCTCCGAAGAACACCGGAGCCCGCAAGGCCAAGACTGTCGAAGCCAGTTAG